CACTCGGGGCCGACCAGGTGTATGACAGCACCGAAGTGCTGACAGTGGATGCCGAGCGCCAGGTCGTGGTCGTGGTGCGGGGCATCCGCAACATGACAACCGAAGAGCTGCACCAGCGCTGGCTGGCAGAAAACCCTGTGCCTGACCAAGTCCCCCGCTACTGCGGCCTTCTGGCGCTCAAGCGCCACCGCGTGGATGCTGGGCAACTGCAGCCGCTGGATGAGAGCGAAGACTGGCAGGCGGGTGGTTCCTTGTATGCCCAGGTGCTGGCATACCGGGCAGCCATGCCAGCAGGTGCCGCCCGTGACCGGCTGGATGTGGCTCTGAACGACGTGCTGAACTGGATGCGTACCTCCCCCACGGTCGCGGATCTGTGCACCGTGCTGCAGCTGTCGGACGCGCAGCGCGATGCGCTTTTTGTGTGGGCCAAAGCGCATGAGGCCACGCTATGACGTCATGGCTGCTGCAGCTGCTGATAGCCCTGGATCAGCTGGTGAACGTGCTGCTTGGCGGGCTTGCTGATGAAACGCTCAGCGCCAGAGCGCATCGGATGCGCGAGAAGGATCAGCCGGTTTGGGGATGGACGGCTGATGCCATCGACCTGCTTTTTTTCTGGCAGGACGGGCATTGCCGCATGGCGCATGAGTCGGAGTTGCTGCGAAAGCACTCGCCTCCATCAATAAGGCCATGATGGTCGCAATAACTTCGGCGGGTTTTTTTGTGCCTTGGTGAAGCCCAGTCCCTTAGAGATTTCACCTGCTCCGCCTCAAAGTGACGCGCGCGCGAGGGCGTTCTTTGGGAGGGGTATGAGCAACGAAAGCAAGGTAACTGCGGCACTTGAAGCCGCAAAGGCTGCTCCTGCAGTCGCTGGGGCAGCTGCGTCAACCATGACGCTAAATCATTGGGTTGCCCTTTTGACATTAGTGTATGTCGTCATTCAGGCCGTCTACCTGCTTCGCAAGTGGTGGCGCGAAGAGCGTGAAAAAGGCGGGTGGCTGGATGAGTAACGTTCCAACTGGGTTGCGCTCCCGACTGCTGGCATTGGCTGTTGTGCTGGCTGCAGGCGGCGTGGGTTATGTGAGTATCGAAGATCAGCCCAGCCAGGCCGTGCAGCTGGCCATGGAGCTGGGCGCCCACTATGAAAGCAGCGGCCGCCACATCGGTGTGCCTTATGTTGACCGGCTGGGCGCGGGCCAGCCCCTGACAGTGTGCAACGGGGTGACCGGGCCCGAGGTGGTGGCCGGGCGTTACTACAGCAAAGACGACTGCTACCGCCTGGAGCTGCCCAAGTACCTGGAGGCCGAGCGGGCGGCCAAGCGCATGTTCAAGCACTGGTCCACCTACAACCACTGGGTGCAGGCCAGCTTTCTGGACATGCTCTACAACCTGGGTGAGGCCAAGGTGGCGGGCAGCAGCCTGCTGCGACTGGCCAATGCCGGAGATCTGGAGGCCGCCTGCGCCCAGATGCCCCGCTGGGTGCGCGGTACCGTCAACGGTCAAAGCGTGCCACTGCCAGGCCTGGTGGACCGGCGCACCACCACGGCAGAGCTGTGCCGTGACTGGGGGCGTGATGGGCACTTCAGCACTATGGCGTTGAAGGGTGCGGAGGTGCGGCCATGAACCCTGTGCTGATCTGGATGATGTGCGACCCATGGTTTTTCTGGAGGCTCACATGGGAAAACTAGATGCTTTCGTGCCCAAGCTGTGGCCTTGGGTGGCTTTGGGGTTGGCAGTGCTGGTGCTGCTGCAGCAGCTGCGTGTGGCGGATCTGCAGGTGGAGTTGGCCAAGGCCGGTGAATCTCAGGCAAAAACCGCGCAACTGCAGGCACAACAAGAGCAGACAGCTACAGAAAAAGATGCGTCCGCTTTACTGGTGCACGCTGCAAATACACAGGACAACATCTATGACTACACGCAAACCATTCAAAAGCTGGAAACTGGCCGTGCTGCTGATGCTGCCCGCATTGCAAGCCTGCAGCACAACCTCCGCGCTACAGCAACCCAGCATGCACAAGCTGCAGGTGACGCCGCTGCCTGCAGAGATCTCGCAGATCAACACCAGCGACTCGCAGCCCTGGCTGCAGAAGGCGCAGGATTGGTTGGGCAAGGTGTCGAGTTGGTCCAGCGCAGAGATGCCGAAGTGAGTGTTTTAAAGCGACAAGTGGAAATTGAGCGGGAGGCTCTTGGCCGATCTCTTGATTAGCCAAAAAGCCCATGCTCTGACTTACGCCCTGATAGTGATATACATGCAGTATCACATGGGCACCCGAGAGATACCATACCTATACGCGGTACAGTATTGGTTTCGGGCTTTTGGGTATCAGTCATGGGCAATCAAGAAAAAGGGTTGGTCTACAGCTACTTGCGGTTTAGCGACCCCAGGCAATCAGCAGGTGGTAGTACTGACCGGCAGATTGCCTATGCTGCCAAATGGGCGGCTGAGCATGGGTTGCAACTGGACACGCGCCTGTCACTGCGTGACGAAGGTTTATCTGCGTACCACCAGCAGCACATCAAGAGTGGCGCTTTAGGCGTTTTCTTGAGGGCGGTTGAGGATGGGCGCGTGCCGAGCGGTTCAGTGTTGATCGTGGAGGGGCTTGACCGGTTATCTCGTGCCGAGCCACTGCAGGCTCAGGCGCAACTTGCGCAGATTGTAAATGCGGGCATCACAGTGGTCACGGCCAGTGATGGCAAGACCTACTCCCGGCAAAGGCTCAAAGACAATCCCATGGATCTCGTCTACAGCCTGTTGGTGATGATCCGTGCGCATGAAGAGTCCGACACCAAGAGCAAGCGTGTGAAGGCAAGCATCCGCCGACTTTGTGAGAAGTGGCAGGATGGCAGCTACCGGGGAAAGATCAATCAGGGGCATGATCCATCCTGGTGCATCAAGAAAGACGCTGGATGGGAGCTTGACCCGGACCGCGCAAAAGCCGTGCTGCGTGCAATCGAGCTGTACAAAGAGGGCTGCAGTGGCAAGCGTATTGCGCAGACGCTGGATGCAGAGTCCCTGCGCTTGTACACGCGCACCAAGCAAAACGTCAGCACGCAGGTTTATCGAATCCTGGCCATGCCGCAGCTTTGTGGGCACAAGCCCGTCGAGGTTGATGGTGAGAAATACCTTCTGCGCGACTATTACCCGGCATTGATATCTGAGCCTGCCTGGCATGAGCTGCAGCGCATCAAATCAGAGGGCGGCCGCAGGCGGATCAAGGGTGATCTGCCACACATCATCACCGGCCTGGGCATTTGCTACTGCGGATACTGCGGCAAGCCGATGGCTGGGCAAAATCTGGCCAGCAAACCCCGCCTGCCAGATGGCCGAATCCGTGACGGGTACCGAAGGCTGCTGTGTGCGTCTGCTGCTGCCTATGGCACAGGCTGCCCGGTACCGGGGTCCACCAGCGTGGCGCCGATTGAGCGTGCGCTGATGTCTTACTGCTCAGACATCATCAACCTGCGGTCGCTGCATGGCACGGACCTGACGCAGGGGCCACGCTTGCGAATGCAGGCCGCGCAAAGCCGTGCGATTGAGCTGGAGCGCCAGATAGATGTGCTCACCACGGTCATGCTGCAGGCCGCTGGCGAAGGCACGCCGCTGGCGTTTGCCCGCAAGGCGCGGCAGCTGGAGGATGAGCTGGCATCTGTGCGGCGCACTATCCAGCAAGAGGAGCGAGAGCTGGCAAAGGCAGCGCGCACCAGCCTTGACGGTGCAGACAAAGCATGGCGTGAGCTGGCCACCGGGGTAGAGGCCCAGGATATCGCTGCGCGGCTCAAAGCCCGCCAGCTGGTTGCAGACACCTTTGAGCGTATTACCGTCTATCACCATGGAGTGCGCCCCAACCCTGACGCTACCGAGCGTGACTACCATATAGACGTACAGCTGATTGCCAAGGGCGGCGTTGGCCGTTTGCTGCGTATCAGCCGTGATGGGCAGTGGCAGTCTGGGGAAGATATCGATCTGTAGGCATAAAAAAAGCCGCCTACTCATGAGCAGGCGGCTTTCCGGTGTTGGGCTGGGTCAGAGCAGGATTAGGCAGCTGCACGGGTGCTGGGTGCAATCGGGTTGCTCAGCACACGCAAATGCCCCTGGCCTTTCAGAAAATTGCGGTAACTGTTCACAGCCACGGCCTCAGCCTCCTTGGCAACCAGCGAGCCTCTGGCAAGAATCTTGCCGTCATCGGTGACGATGGCCAGCTGCACCGGTTTGCCATTGAAAGTCACGCGCAGGCCTTCATGGGCAACGGCAGTGATGTGCAGGCCATCAATATTGCCTGTGTGTTGTTCGCCGATCATGATGTGCGTCCTTCCTGAAAATTTGCCTGCAGCGTGCCTGCATGCTGGTGCTGTTTTTTCTGCTGCAGTGCCGTGATGCGCTCATACAGAGCGCGGCGCAGCTGCAGCAGATGGCTGGCAATGTCCTCGTGAAGCACAACAAGCCGTGCACCACTTGGCTGGTCGATCTGGTATGCGCCAAGCATTCCCATGAATATGCCGGCCATTTCTTGGTCGATGGGCGCGATGTACTGCTTGCCATCCATCTCAATAAATACGTTGATTGCGGTGATGGACATCATGCACCTCCCTTCTTGGCTTGGGCTGCAAGGGCAGCGCGGGCTTGGCGCTCCACGCAGTAGAGCTGCAGCAGCTCATCTACCACTGCGGTGTCACCTGCATACCAGCGATGCCCAAGTTCCTGCAGGTGTCCTTGTAGCTGTCGGAGCATTTCTGCAT